ACAACAACTTAACAAGATGGAGAGTTGGCTGAGTGGTCGAAGGCGCACGATTGGAAATCGTGTAGGCGTGATGAGCGTCTCTAGGGTTCAAATCCCTAACTCTCCGCCATAAAGGACTGAAATCGAAAGGTTTCAGTCCTTTTTGCATTTGTACACAGAAAAATAGTTGCAAGTAAATTTCTGACATACACAGGGTAAAAATCGAAAATGGCACAAAAATGGCACAACTTCACTGAAAAAATCCTCCGGTTACGAGCCGGAGGACTTCTCTTTTTGTTCGTTTTTTGTTTCGGGGAAGATACCGGCAACGACTTTTTCGGCGGCTGCTGCGGCCGTTTCAAAGTCGGTGTGCAGATAGCGTTCGGTGGTTTCAATCTTCGTGTGGCCGAGCATATTCTTGACGGTGTTCAAATCCGCGCCGGACTTGATAAGCATGGTAGCTGCGGAGTGCCGCAGGTCGTGGACACGCACCTTGTCAAAGCCGTATTTCGCTCGGAAATTTTCCCAGCGCTTCGTGATGGTATTCGGCGTAGGAAGTACGCCGTCCAGCTCGCAGACATACTGCACGATGCAATCCTTCGGGAACGCTGCACGCACGGCCAGCAGCTCCTCTTTGATGTAGGGGACCAGGTACAGCGTGCGGTGACTTTGGGACGTTTTCAGTCTGGGTTTCCAGATCGGCCGCCCGTTGCCGTCGTAGGTGTACTGCCCTGCGATGGTAATGGTTTCGTTCTTGAAGTCGATGTCAGACCAGCGCAGGCCGAGAGCCTCGCCTCGCCGCAGGCCGTAGACAACGCACAGCAGTACGACAAGGTAAAGCTGACCATCATGCTGGGGGAGCACTGTAAGCACGCTGTGGGCCTGCTCCGCCCCAAGAATAGACGGTACAAACGGTTCGTCATCTTTTGGCAGCATGACCTTGCTGCATGGATTGGCCTTGAGCAGCTTGCATTCGATTGCATAGTTGCAGGCAGCCTTGAGAACGCGGTGCGAATAAGCGATCGTACCGGCGCGGATCGGCTTGCCATTATCCACAGCCTGTGCAATCATCTGTGCATAGACGGTTTCAAGCATGATGCGGTTCAGCTTGTCGATCGGCTTATTCCCAAGATACTGATTCAGCCGGTCAGCGCAGTGCGTATAACCGCGGATCGTGTTGGACGCACGGCCGCGCAGCTTGCATGAGGTGATGTAAGCCTCCAGCAGCTGCCGGACTGTCATAGTGTCCGCTTCTGGAGCGCGGTCAGCGTGGTCGCTGAGATACTGCTGTTCCCATTCGACCGCTTCACGCTTGGTGCGGAACCACGTCTTTGACTTGCGGCGTAGCCTGCCGTTCTCGTCATGCCACGCGGCACGAGCGCCCCAGCCTTTTCCTTTTTCATTCCATACCATATAAGAAAAACCCCTTTCCACCATGAAAAAAGTATGGTAAAATAGGGGTACTGATTGCTGTGGAAGGTTTATCAGTACCCCGTCCCGTTCCGGTGTTGGCGCACCGGGGCGGGATTTTTTTTATTTGCCTCGAAATCGAGGTGTCTTAAACTGGTCGAAATTGACCGGCTTAATGCTAATATGACAGTGGCACGCTGCTCATTCTGTATGCGGCCAGGTCGTAGCTGACGTTCAAGCAATTCGCTACGACGTCAATAGACTGTTCGGTTAGATCATGGAGATCATCGTCCGAGTAAAGCAGATCAATGGCAAAACGATCTGCTTCTTTTTCATAACGGCTACTTACCATGTTGGTACGGGTGTCCATGAAAATCCGGTTTAACCCTTTATGCTGGAGTGCATGACCGAGTTCGTGCGCACACACCCAGCGAAGTTCATCATCTGGCAGGGTTGCGTCCAGATAAATGATATGGCAGCGCTTTATATACTGGTAAAATCCGCGGATACCATTCAACGGCACTTTGAACACCATAGCGCCCATGCCCTCCGCTATGCGGAAAGGGTCCCGCGTGCCGTATTTACGAACCGTTTTGTCTGCGAGGGCCTTCTGAGTCATGCGTTAGTCCTTTCTATATTTATGCGGAGTGAAGCGCTCCTTATTTTTTGCCTTGGCAGCCTCAAGGCCAAGACGCATAGCGGCCACGATGCTCTCACGGGCTTCAGGAGTCATTGGATCGCCGTCGAACATCATATCGCCGCCATTCTCAAGATCGGATACGATCCGTTCCAGATCGCGGGCAATATCGCGCTTGTCCTTCTTTGTGAGGGCGGGCGCTTTTTCGTGTTCTGAGACATAGGTGACAGCCGCTATTACTTTACTCAGGTCAAAGGTGTGACCCTCCTGTAAACTGTCGAGAGGTATCTGGAAATAATTCGCTATTCGCGAGAGCGTGTCAAAGGACAGACCTTTCTTGCGCCCGGCTTTCAAATCGCTCAACACACTGCGTCTGATATTGATCTCGCTGCATAACTTGCCTGGGGTTATCCCATGCTCCTGGCAAAGCTGCTCTATTCTTTCGTATAAAGTGTTCATGTTACACGCCCCTGTTTTGTGCATTCCTACAAAGTACGCAGAAAAGTACATAATACCCTTGACGTGTACGCAAAGACGTACTAAGATATAAGCGTACCGAGGACGTAGAAACGTACTGATGTTTTGTGGTGATTACATTATAGTACGTTATGACGTACTCGTCAACACTTTTTCACAGAGGGGAGGAATTATTGTGGGAACGCCCAAATTTACGGAGTTCGGTTTGTGCGTTAAGAAACGACTGCTCGATCTCGGCATGACACAGAAAGAGTTGGAGCAGATCATTTCCGAACGCACAGGGCTGTTCGTTGACACCGGATATATGTACAAAATCCTAAGTGGCCAGCGGGCGGCCCCGAAAATCTCCGAAGCGATCAAAGAGGTATTACAGATTGATACCTGACGGAGGAGGTGATTCCAATGAAAAGCCGTCTTATCCAGGAAACTGTCAGCTACGAAGGCGCCTGCGAGATGCTGGACTGTGGCAAGAACACGATCTTGAATCTCTGCAAAGCTGGAGAACTGGCATCCACGATCCACGCCGGACGACGGCGTATCTACATTGACAGCATCGAGGCTTATGCCGAGCGTATCCGCGCAAAGGCGTATGCCGCGAGCGTAAATATTTAAGAAAGAAGGAAATCCAATGCAAAACAACAATTTCGCAGCCACACTGGCCTCGGTCGCATCCGAGTTCGGCGTAGAGGACACTGCAAAGCACGGCCGCGGCATCAAGCCGAGCAAGCGCCCGTACTTCCGCTGGACGGAGGAGCAGCTCGAGCAGATGGCCGCGCTGCACAGCGAGGGCAAGTCTGCGAACGAGATTGCGGAGGCGCTGGGCGTATCCCGCGATAAGGTCATCACCAAACTGGCCGCCATGGCAGCACGGCAGCGGACCGGCAGCAAGACGCCGGAGCAAAGTACCGAACCGGTACCCGAGGCCGAGACAGAACCGGAGCAGGAAGCTGAAACCGAGCCGTCCGTCGAGGCCGAGCCGGAGCCAGAGCTTAACCCAGTGTCGCAAGACCTTAACCCAACTGATGTTGACATCGACCGCATGATCTTTACGGCGTTCGACAACGTAGTCGGCAAGGTGGACGATTTCGTCACGATGTCCGGCTGCTGGCGCAAGGTGCTGACGACCATCGAGAAGCAGTTGAACGAGCTGGCATATCTCGTTTGGGAACACCCGAACACAGAGGAATCGGTATGCCAGATCGCGGCTGTCATCGCGTATGATGAAATCCGCGCATGAAAAACGCCGCTGTCAGGACGGCAATCCCGATCAGCGGCAGGTAAAAGTATTCAACCACATAATAGCATGAACAGGAGAGATTTTCAATGGTAAAGATTATCAGCAACGTAAAAGGCGACCACGTTCAGGCGAGTGTAGAGCTGGCGGGCAACATGAAAGCGATTGTTTCCGAACTGGTCAATGCAATCGGCAGTGCGTATCTGCAGATTGGTGCACAGGACAAGCGCGCCGCGCAGGCGTTCCGCAAGATGTTCACTCAGTTCGTAACGAGCGAGAATTCGCCGATGTGGCTCGAGGACAGCTGTGACGGCGTTATTGTCAACGCATCCATCGTCCGTGCGGGCAAGCTGACCAGCGAGGATGTTGCCAACGCAATCCGCTGCGGCGCTTCCAAGGACGTTATCAAGGCTTTGCTGGAGGAGATGTAACATGACCGACCCCATCAAGATCACCTCGCTCGAGGCGGAGAACGTCAAGCGCGTGCGTGCGGTGCAGCTGCACCCGAGCGCAACCGGCCTGACCATCATCGGCGGGAACAACAACCAGGGCAAGACCTCGCTGCTGGACACGATCGCATGGGCGCTCGGCGGCGACCGATTCCGTCCCTCTATGGCGACCCGTGAGGGCAGCACGATCCCGCCGCACATCAAGGTCACGCTGTCCAACGGCCTGATCGTCGAGCGCCGCGGCAAGAACAGCGACCTCAAGGTCATCGATCCATCGGGCAGCAAGGCCGGACAGCAGCTGCTGAACGCCTTTATCGAGCAGCTTGCACTCGATCTGCCGCGCTTTATGCAGGCGAGCGACCGCGAAAAGGCGGACACGCTGCTCCGCATCATCGGTGTGGGCGAACAGCTTGCCGCACTGGAACGCAAAGAGCAGGAGCAGTACAACGAGCGCCTTGCCATCGGCCGCATTGCCGACCAGAAAGCCAAGTACGCGAAAGAGCAGCCGTACTGGCCGGATGCACCGGACGAACTCATCTCCGCAAGTGATCTCATTCGTCAGCAGCAGGCAATCCTTGCCCGCAACGGCGAGAACCAGAGCAAGCGGGCGATGGCAAGCCTGCTCGAGCAGCAGGTGAGCACCCTCACCGCGCGTGTGGATGAGCTGCACCGTCAGCTGCAAACCGCCGAGGAGGAACTCACCGCCAAGACGGCTGACCTTGCCACCGCCCGCAAGACCGCCGAGCAGCTGGTGGACGAGAGCACCGAGGAGCTGGAGCGCAGCATTGCCGACATCGAAACCATCAACGCCAAGGTGCGCGACAACCTCAACCGCGAAAAGGCCGAGGAGGATGCCCGTGCCTATCAGCAGCAGTATGACAGCCTGACTGCCGAAATTGAACAGCTCCGCGAGGACAAGCGCGCGCTGCTGGACGGCGCCAAGCTGCCGATGGAGGGCCTCGGCGTTGCGGACGGCGCACTGACCTATCACGGCCAGAAATGGGATAATATGTCCGGCAGTGAGCAGCTGCGGGTGGCGACCGCCATTGTGCGCTGTCTGAAACCGCAGTGCGGCTTCGTGCTGCTGGACAAGCTGGAGCAGATGGACCTCGGCACGCTGCGTGAGTTCGGCGCGTGGCTGGAGAGCGAGGGCTTACAGGCCATCGCAACGCGCGTTTCGACCGGTGACGAGTGCTCCATCATCATCGAGGACGGCTATGTGCAGGGAGAGGAACAGCCTTTACCTGACGAGCCGCAGAGTACATGGAAAGCAGGTGCATTTTAATGCAGATTATCCGCGGAAAACAGAAGACCGCGCTCAAGGTTGTCGTGTACGGTCCGGAGGGCATCGGCAAGTCTACGTTTGCCGCGCAGTTCCCGAATCCGCTGTTCATCGACACCGAGGGCGGCACCAAGCACATGGACGTCGCCCGCACGCCCAAGCCGACCAGCTGGGTTATGCTGCTCGGTCTGGTCAAGGAGTGCATCGCCGACCCGAGCCTGTGCGGCACGCTCATCATCGACACGATGGACTGGGCGGAGCTGCTGTGCAGCCGCTACGTCTGCGACAAGAACCAGAAAAAGAGCATCGAGGAGTTCGGCTACGGTAAGGGCTATACCTATCTGATGGAGGAGTTCGGCAGCCAGCTGAATACGCTGAACGAGCTGGTCGAGCGCGGCGTGAACGTAGTTGTGACGGCGCACGCCAAGATGCGCAAGTTCGAGCAGCCGGACGAGCTCGGCGCGTATGACCGCTGGGAGATGAAGCTGTCCGCCAAGACCGCGCCGCTCGTCAAGGAGTGGGCTGACATGGTGCTGTTCGCCAACTACAAGACGTTCGCCGTCAAGACCGAGAACGGCAAGACCAAGGGGCAGGGCGGTGAGCGCCGGATGTACACCACCCATCACCCGTGCTGGGATGCCAAGAACCGCTTCGGCCTGCCGGGCGAGATGCCGTTCGATTATGCCGGAATCGCCCATATCATCGGGGACGAAAAAAATATTCGGTCAATTACTGAACCGAATGAACCGTTTGTGGTCAATTCTGCGGACGAAACGCCGGATAAGTGTAAGGACGTTTCCGATGCACCCGCACAGGCGGCAGTAAGCGAACCGGCGAAAACGGACGGCACCGTGCCGGACATTCCGGCAGGCATCCCGCAGGCGCTGCGCGACCTGATGCAGGCCAACAACGTCACCGCGACCGACATTCAGACCGCTGTTTCCGCCAAGGGATATTTTCCGCTCGGCATGGAGATCACCGACTATCCGGCGGATTTCGTAAACGGCTGCCTGATCGGTGCGTGGGATCAGCTCTATCAGGTCATTCTGAAAGAGCGCAAGGACATTCCGTTTTAATCAAGGAGGACAATTATTATGAACGACAACATTCTGGATCAGGAGCTCGGCTGGGAAGACGAGATCGAAAACGAGGGCAGTCCGCGCCGTGTGCTCGAGCCGGGTGAGTACCCGTTTACCGTACTGGGCTTTGAGCGTGCCCGCTACGCAGGCAGCGAAAAGGTAGCGCCGTGCAATCAGGCTATCCTGCATCTGCGTGTGGATGCGCCGGACGGCGAGAGCGAGATGAACGTCAACCTGTTTTTGCTAAAGCGCTTTGAGTGGAAGCTGTGCCAATTCTTCACGTCCATCGGCCTGCGCCAGCACGGCGAAAAGCTGCGTATGAACTGGGCGGCTGTCACCGGCAAGACCGGCCGCTGCCGCATCACCAAGCGTACTTACAAGGACAAGACCGGCGCAGACCGCGAAACCAACGATCTGGACGAGTTCCTCGATCCGCTGGGTGCGCCGTCCATGCAGCAGGCGGGCGGCTTTACGCCGGGAGCATTCTAATATGGAACTGCGACCGTATCAGCAGGCGGCGCGTGAAGCGGTCGAGAACCGCTGGGAGCAGGGTGACGACAGCACCCTGCTTTCTATTCCCACCGGCTGCGGAAAGACTGTCATTTTTGCGAAAATTGCCGAGGACAGGGTGCGGCAGGGCGACCGCGTGCTCATCCTCGCGCACCGCGGCGAGCTGCTCGATCAGGCCGCCGACAAGCTGCACACCGCGACCGGACTTTCCTGCGCGACCGAGAAAGCCGAGCAGAGCTGTCTGGGCAGCTGGCTGCGTGTAGCGGTCGGCTCGGTGCAGACCCTTATGCG